CCAATTACCTAGTAAAAACGGAGTAAGTAGGTCATAAATCTGATCTCCATCTTGATCCTGCGATAAAATTCCAGTTGTAATAATCTTTGGCAATTTAGCCAGTGCGCCAAGTGCAATAATTGAGTATGCAAGAACTTTGCCAACTGATCCTGTAGCACCAACTGAGACTGTTATGTCTGTGATGTTGCCACCAAAGATTGAAACGTATGTGCCTGTACTATCCTTGACTTGTAATGCTAAGCCATCATTCACTTCAAAATTGTATGTCTCATCATTTAATGCAACTAGATCAATTTGAATGTAACCTGGATTTGGTTGCTGATAAATATCTGTTCGACCACTTTCGTGGGCTATGTCTGAGATTGTTACATTGGTGTAATTAACACCATTAATAAACAGTCGCCATTCCGGCGTGAACTGGGTCATTAATTACCTCGAACGCTTGAGCCGCTTAATGCTGGAATTGATCTAGCAGATGATTGGCTTAGTACCTTTGCAACAGCTCTTGAAGCACCTTCGGCATCGACTGCCTTAACTGTAATGTTGTTTACAGTAGTGCGGTTTTCTCTGGCATTTGAAGTGCTGGCAATTGTTGGAACTGTTTGTCCAGTCATTGTGCCAGTAAGCGATGGGTTTGGAATATATCCAATATCTGTGCCTGGCTTTACAATGTTGATAACTCTAATCGCCTGGTTAGCAAACTCAACTAATAGTCCGACTGCCTCTCGAACAAAAGTAATAAATCCTGAAATGATTCCAGCTGTTGCTGCAACTACTTTGCCAAAAGTCGCAAAGCCTTGTTGGCTTTCATTAAGTCCGGCAACTAATCCTTCATCGCCAGTTAATCCTGCAATAAATCCGTTCAATGCTGGAATAGCTGAATCATTTAAAAATGTAATAAATCTTTCAACTATTGGCAATAATGCAACGCCAAGTGATTCTTTAGCCTCATCAAAGCCAACCTTTAAACGATCAATTTTGCCTTGAAAGGTTTCAGCATTAGCAGCTGCTGCGCCACCATACAGCTCTGATAATTTAGCCTGAACTTCTGTAAATGAAAGTGTTGATAATTCAGCCTTTGATAAACCTAATCCCAATCTGCCAAGTGCAGTCGTATTTCCATCCTGAGCCTTACCAAGTGCATTAGCAACTGTTTCCAATTCAATTCCACTACCCTTAGAAATATCAAGGGCAAGTCCTAACAATCTTTGTGCCTCGCCAACATCCTTTGTGGATACTGCTAACCTCTGCATGGCTGGACGAAGTTTGTCATCTGCTACGCCAGTGGCTAGAGATGTTTTTAAGATCATGTCCTCAGTGGACTTGATTTGGGCATCAGTTGCCCCTGTAGCAGCCTTTAGGGCATTGGCTAACCTTAACTGTGCTTGCTCATCTTCAATGGCTGCCTTGACCCCATCAACGGCTAATTTGACCCCATAAGCAGCAGCAGCTGCGGTTGCAGCAGCAAAGGCTAAACCTGCTTTCTTTCCAAACGCACTTATTTTATCTGAGTTTGTTTCAACTGCTTTGTCAGCTTGATCTAATTTCTTTTTAAGATCATCAACATCTGCAAGGATGGATAACTTAAGGGTACGATTACCAGTTGCCATTATGTCCACTCCTTAAGAATGCGATTAAACGCAACTTCCCATTTGTTAATCAATTCAGGCTGAATTCTGCGAAGGGTTGGATAGATAAACCATCCTCGTGAACCTCTGCCTTGCCGTCCGCTATAACTAGGGAACTGTTTGAATTTATTTGAACCAAACTCATAACCACCCCATAGGGTCTGTGTAGTAGCATCACCTGAAAACCTTTGACGTGCGAAGCCGTAACTGAACTCACCAATCTTTGATGACTTTTTGATTGATACGCCGTCCGCAATTCTCTGAGCTGCCTTTGTGCCTTTTGTTCGTTGGCCAGCAGCTTGTTTAATTTCCTCTGATGCAAAATACGCCAAAGCAGCAGATTGAGTTCGTGCTTCTTCTGTTGCTTGCTCATCCATAAGTTTGAACGCTTTGTAAATATCGCGAAGGTCGGCTTTGTTATAGGCAATAGTTTCATTAGCCATTTCCTCGCTCCTTCAATATCTCAACTGCGGTTAACAAATCTTCTGCGCTTTCCCACTCACTCATTGGTATTTGTGTGGCTATTGCCACCGCAACAAGTAAACGGCTTACGCTTCCTTCTGGATGACTTTTGGGTCATCCGCATCACCAACTATGACGTCGGCAACTGTTTCCATCCAGGCATCCATCGGCTTGACTGGTCTTGCGCCACCGATAGCACGCTTATGGGCATGATAAGCCAAAAACATAAGATCCCACAGGCCAATCTTTTCTTTGGCTTGTCCAATCGTGTTTCCTGTCTGTTTCTCCCATTTCGCCCACTCAGGAGGTTGGGCTATGTATGTTTCCTGCTCTCCTGAGTTGTATTCAATTGTTATTGGTAATTTCATTTGTTTGCTCCCGTTTTTTTATTTAGACGAATGATTCCGCTGGCACTCCGATAACCTGGAATGATAAAGATACAGTCTGGGCATCTGGTGCAGTTCCACCAGCTGATGGCCATGATGGCAATACCTGGAAAGTAAATACTGCTCCAGTGTTAGCTGTAAATACTGTGTTGATACCTGTGTTTGGTGCTGATTCTGAAACGCTCCAAAGAATCTCGCATAAAGATCCAGTTGCGCCCCAATCGGCTAGCATCTCGACATCGAATACAAAATCGTTGTCAATAACTTTGTAAGATTTTCCGTCTAGTGTTTCATAGACTTGACGATCCATTGATCCAGTAAGTGTTGCTGTGGTTGCTTGTGCATCGAAATTATTACCGCCAATTGTGAAGGTAATATCCCGACCGGTAATAACTGTCGTTGGCATTTTGCTCCTTAGATTGTTCTTGTGTAATAGGTAGAAACTCTCACGTCTGCAATAAGCAGAGTGCTTGCTCCAACTTGTGTAACTGTTGGTCTTTCGACCGAGCTGACGATGTACCCTGCTGGGATCACTGCCAGAACGCTGATGATTAGTTGTTCGATATTGTCCAAAGATGCTGGGTTGCTGTTATAGGCAACAGCAACTGTAATGGTCATATTAATCTTGGCTCGAATGTTTGATTTGCTTATTGTTTCAAATTCAAGGTACGGCGAATCTGGCACGCAAACCACTGCTGGCGGAATAACTGATTCTGGTACGAAACTGTAAACATTACCTGCAACGCTTGCTAGAGCTGTTGCTAAAGGTGTTCGGACTTGCTCAAGGATTGTCTGATTAGGCATTATTGAGCCATACTTTCAACATCAATAAAAGGCCCTAATAAGCCAACGCATCGATTAAATAAGGATCTGCCCATTCTAAAAGGTGTTGCTGTAAAATCTACGCCTTCAATCTGACCTCCTCCTGCAAGGCGAGATTGAAATACTTCTAAAGATACTGCGAAGGTTGCTGAGCGAACTGGTTGGTTGCCAACATAAGTTGCAGCAGCTGTAAGGGTTGCAGTTCCTGATGGGATGATATTTGCGCTCGCCACATCTGCGTTTGTAATGGCGCATGAGAATGTATATTGTCCAAGATTATCTGCAAGGATTGTGCGTGTTCCATTGTAAGGTGCTCCACATCCTGCGATGACTACTGACTGACCTTCAGTAAATTCATGAATGCCTAAAGTGGTGAATGTTGCTACGTTATCTTCTAAAGCAGCTTCTTGAATAGGGCTTTTAAAAGAAACCAACATTGGAAGGATTACGCCTTCTGCGGTATCGATTATTTCATTTAAATAACTGTCATTGTATAAGGCAGAAGACACACCAAGCACTGCTCGCAACTCACTTGCTGTAATAATGCTAGGCATGTCTTCTCCTTAACTCCCATTACAAAGATGCCAGAGATCGGGAGCAACCCCTGGCACTATTTGATTTAGGCTACTGTTAACTTTCGGAATGCTGTTGGGTAGCGGTTAACTACTGCAACATAACCATAAACACCGATCTCAATACGGCCATTTGCAACAATGTTGGCACGTAGTTCAATTCTTGGTGATTCATGGAAGCGCATCGCATTTGCTGGGTAAACCAATGCAAACTTATCGCCTGTGTAGTTAGGATCTACTACAAGTGAAAGTCCTGCAACTGTTCCTTGAGTTGAACCTTGTGTTACTAATCCGCCAGCGTTTTGTGGAAGTGCTGCTGCGAATAATGGGCGTTGCGCACCATCAACTGCTGATAGCAAGCCTGTGAAGCTGACTGTTCCAGATGCTGTTGGAGCAACAAGTAGGCGGTTTGGAGTTGAGCGAGTTACCTCGTATGAATCAGCAATACCATCAGCAATTGCTGCATAGATTGATGCTCCAGTTGAAGCTGCTGCTGCATCACGTGCAAGACCTAATGCGTATGCATCTGTCTTCTGTGCGTAGGATGCTGCTAACTCACGAACTAATAAATCAGCGAATGATCCGCCATCGATTGCAGAACGATCAAACAATTCTACGTTTACAATGTTGGCACCAGCAAATTTAACTACTGTGTCCTCTTGGTATGTAACAGCTGTATCTTGAGATGCAAACTCTGCACCCTCAGCTGTCAAACCTACGATTGCTTGATTTCCGAGCACAGGAGTGAAGATCTTCATTCCAGTTGCAGGGAGAGGAGCACGCTCGATTGAATCGATGAATGGACGTGATGCATCAATAATTCCAATAGCATCGCGTAGGTAGTTAGGTGGTACTGAACCTGTGTTCTCAGCTACTGTTGCAATTTGTAATGCAGCAACTAGGTCGCGTGCATCTGAATCGCCTTGAATAGCGCGAACCTGTGCGTTTAGATATTGTCCTGCAGTAACATTTGTGTCAACACGTGGCTTTGTGTAAGCAACGTAGTTTGCTGTTACTACTGGAGTGGTTTGTGCCGCTTCTACCGCTTCGGATGCGATAGGGGCTTCTGAAATAATCTCAGACACTTTTTCCTCCTGTGGTTGTTCATCCGTAGCGGTTGCTTCGGAATTCTCTGGTGTTTCGCT